CGGGCGTGGACTGTGGGGTCGGCGCGACGACCATCGCCATCCCGGGATTCCTAGGTGGTCACGAAGGTCTGCAGGCTGCCCACGGTGGCGCCCCCGGTGACCCCCGGCTGCACGATCCGGTAGTAGTACCGCGTCGTCGCCGTCAGCCCGCTCAGCGAGCGGGTGTGGGTGGTCACGTTTCCGCCTGTCTCGGTGGCGCTCAGCAACGGCACCAGGTTCGGGTTGACCGAATACTGCACCGTCCCCGGAGGTTGCGCCGGCGTGGTCGTCCAGTTGACCGTGGCGCCCGTCGCCGTGATCCCGGTCATCGGCTGGTTGACGATCGTCGGCCCGGGCGGGACCACATCCGGGGGCTGGGTGAACCAGTAGCCCTGCGAGTAGGTCGGATTCGCCGCGTCGGCGGGGTCGGTGGCCTTGACCCGGAAGAAGCAGACCGCGCCCGGCGTCAGCCCGCTGATCGGCATCGCGTGGGCGCCGGCCGTGGGCGTGCGGGGTGTGGTCGTTCCGTAGGCCGCGGTCGGCCCGTACTCCACCTCGACGTAGCACGGCGTCGACTGCCGCCCGGTGAAGGCGGTGACGACCGCCTCGGTGATCCGGCCCTGGCTGCCCGCCGCGCCGCTGCGCGGAATCTCCAGCGCGACGTCCCGCAGCACCGGCGCGACCACGGCTAGCGCGCCCCGCCTTCCGGCGGCGGCGGGGCGTCCTCGAACTGCCCGGGGATGATGGTCGGGTCGATCGGCCCGCCGGGGGTCGCGGAGACCGCGCCCTCGTTGGTGTAGGCGACGTGGCCGGTGTCCAGCAGGACCGTCCCGCCGGCCTGCTCCCCGGTGACGGTCACCGGCGTGGTGGCGAGGTTCGGGTTGCTGGACAGCCGAGGGGTCGCCCCGAGGCTCCCCACGATCGGCTTGAGCGTCCCCTCGTCCCGGTCCTTCTCGGCCTTCTTGTCGGCCATCGGCGTGCCTTTCTTGACCGAACGGTCACCGGCGCCTCCAGAGGGGGAGACCCGAGGGGTCCCCTCCCCTCTGGAGGCGCTCTTGACTAGCCGCCGTTGCGGTTGGTCGTCTGGCGGGCGGCGCGGGTCCCGGCCTCCTCGTCGGCCGTGCGGCCGCCGGCGAGGCTGGGCTGGTTCTGCCCGCCGAGGGCGCGGTCGGCGGCGCTCGCGACCCCGGCGGCCGCCTCCTGCGCGCCCAGCGCCCCGACGAAGGTCCCCTGCGTGAGGACGGCGGCGGGGTACGAGGCGGCGCGGCTGGGCTGCTGGAGCGTGATCGGGTTGGCGGCGACCCAGGCCAGACGGAACGTGACCCTGAGTACCTTGGAATCCTGCTGCATCAAGTTGAGGACGACTGCTCCGGAGGCGTCCGAAATTACGCCCTGGTCGAACATCCGCATGTTGATATCGTCCCGGACCGCCACCTTGAACATGGACGTGTCGAAGGCGAAGGCGAGCGCGTTGGCGGCCCCGGCGGCGAAGCCGGAGAGGCCCATCTTCGACACCTTGGCGGGGATGTTCCAGACCTCGCCCGCCCAGCGGCCGTTCTGGGCGCCGGAGTTCGAGGGGCCGCCGGCCGGGTACAGGAATCCGCGGCTGCCGTCGCGCACGTTCCGCATGACCCCGCGCATGGTCTGGCGCATCAGCCAAGCGTCCGGCTCGTACCCGTCGCTCTCCAGGGCCATCAGGGTCGCGTTCAGGTCATCGAAGATGTCGTGGGTGGCCGAGTTGACCGCCCCGGTGACCGCGTTCCCGGCGGCGGTGGCGTCGGTCAGAATTCCGTTCGGCCACAACGAAGGCTTCCCCGTGCCGAACAGGATGGCGTCGTCGATCTTCTGGCCCATCGTCTCGGTGATCTGCGGCTTCAACAGACCCCAGAGGTCGTAGTCGACGTCATCCGCGATCAGGTCGGGGATGGGAACGAGGACCGCCAATTCCTCGGCGTTCAGGTACAAATTGTCCCATTTTGCGTCGGAAGTTTGCTTCAGCCCGGTGTCCCCGTTAACGAAATACGCTATGGGCTTCCGATCGAGAATCGGAAGACGCCTCTGCTTACGGCTCATGGGGACCCGGTCGAAGGTCGACAGGGCGAAGGACTTCTCCACGGTGGCCGCGATGATTTCGTGCGCGGCGTCCTCAGGAATCAGAGGCCCCGCCTCTGTGCGGTCAATGGCGGCTGAGTAGGTCATCGGTTCTCCAGGGGCGCCGTCCCAGGCCGCCCCGCTAGTCGGTCCTCGGTCGGTGCGGTTAGCGCCGCAGCCCCGTCCGCAGCCAGTCGTTCATGCTCGGCGCCGCGCGCCGGCCCCGGCCGCTGACGGTCAACTCCGGCTCGTCCGCGTCGTCCTCCTCCACCGGGCGCGCCGGCCGTGGCCGGACCTGCGGTGGCGGGGGCGCGGGCGTGGGCCTGCCGTTGCTGCCGTTGGGGGGACCGCCCCGCCCGGTCAGCTTGCGCCGCTCGTCGGCGCGCCAGACCTGCTCCAGACGCGCGAGCGCGGCAGTGACCAACTGCTTGCGCCCGTCCAGGCCGTCCGGCAGGTCCGCCATCAAGGCGGCGCGGTCGCGCTCCGGCAGGGCCAGCATCAAGGGGTCGATGCTCACCCGGTCGTAGTTCTCGACCACGCCGCGGACGAACGCCTCCTGCTGCTCCAGCGCGTCGACCTGCTCCTCCAGTTCGGCCGCCTTGTAGACGTCCGTCTGGCGCAGCTGGCGCGCCTGCTGCTTCAGCCCCTGGACCCGCTGCTGCCGCGTGGCGCGGCCGGCGTTGTCCCGCTCCTTGTTCGCCCGGGCGATGCGGCGGTCGATCTCCGACTGGACGGCCCGTGCGAACGGGTTGCCGTCCTGCTTGGAGAGGCGGTCCAGTTCGTCCGCCGGGAGGGCGGCCAGCTGGTCCGCGATCGCCTTCGCCTGGGGGGAGAGCGGGGGGTCCTCGGCACCGCGCCGGGTCGGACGGGATTCATCGGCGGGCTGTTCCGAGACGCGATCCTGCTCCGGCTGGTCGTCGTGCGAAGGGCGTCGACCGAACAGACGGTTGACGAACTCCGAGACGGGGGACGGCTTCGCAGGACCGGCATCGGCACCGTCGACGGCACCGTTCGGCGGCGGGGCGGGCGGCGTTCTGGGTGGCCCAGGCTGCGGATAACCGCCGCGCTCGTAACCGGATGGTTGGGCCGGCTGCTGCGGGGGCGGGCCGGCCGGCGTCTGGTCAGACGGCGCTGCCGCTGCCGAGGGGCCACCGGAACCGTCGCTCTGGGTCACCACGACCGGTATCATGCCCGCCAGTTGACCGATTGGTCAACAAGAGAACGCCCCCGCGCTGCTTGCAACAGCCGGGGGCACGGCAACAGGGAGAGAGCCTGTGCGACCAAAGTCTAGTCTGTCCGGCACGGCCCGTGTCTACGCGGCCCGCGCCTTCCCGGTCCTCGGAATCTGCGAGGACTGCGGTCTGCTCCCCGCCGCCAACCGGCACCACCTCGACGGGGACGAGTGGAACAACGTTCGCACGAACGTGGCGTTCCTCTGCACTACCTGCCACGGCATCCGCCACCGGAAGACCCACTGCCAAAGGGGTCACCCGCTGACAGATGACAACGTCTACCTCTATCCCACCGGCGCCCGGGCGTGCCGGATGTGTCGGAGGTTGCATGGATAGGTGGTCAACTGGTACCATTGCATTGGAGGTATCAGATGGTGCTACCCAGAGACACGTACACCGGCCCGGTGCTTGCGGGGCAACGCTGGCGCAACCGGGGGCAGGGCGGGCACGACCGCTACCTGGTCGCCGTGATCCGCCTCGCCTCGAACTCCGTCCAGGTGGTGGTCGAGGGGGCCGGGGGCGGCGGGATGGGGAACACCCGGCAGCGCGCCGGCCACACGCGCCCGGGCAAGCGGTACAACGTCCCGCTGGACATCTTCCGCAGCAGCTACATCCTGGTGTCCCAGCCCAAGGGGTACGTCGAGCCGACCCCGCTGGACGAGGCGCTCGCCGTCCGCCAGTTCGAAACCGAGGTCGTGACCGAGACCCCGGTCCAGGCGGCGACGTCGACCGCGTTCGGGGCGATCTACTCCCGGGCCGCGATCGCCGTCGATCCGATTCCGCCGGAACACCTCCACGAGGTGGTCGACACGATCATGGCTGCCCGAAACGCCTTCGCCAACCCGCCCGAGGAATCCGAACCGATGCCCGAACCGCTGCCCGACGTCCCCGAAACCCCCTCCCCCTCCCCTCTGGAGGCGCCGATCGCCCCCGACCCGGACGACCTCGACGCGGCCTTCGCGTCCGCCGGCAAGGGCATCGTCCAGCGCCTCCAGGCGCAGATCACCGATCTGGAGGGGGAGCGCGCCGAGTACGCCCTGCTGCTAGACGACCTCGACGGGCGCCTCGCCGGCCTGTATGACCGGCGCGCCCGCATCGCCAGCGCGATCGAGGCCGCGATCACCGCCGTCGCCGCCGAGAAGGACGCTCCGGCGCCCCCGCCGGAGCCGCCCACTCCCGTTGACCAATCGGTCACGCAGGAGAATAGTGCGGAAATAACCCCCGAGAATTCCCCGGAGGTTATTTCCGCACCCGCGGAATCAACGGCGCCTCCAGAGGGGAGGATCGGGGGCGGGCGCCGGATGGGGCAGCGGGACTTCCTGGTCGAGCGCCTGCACGCGCTGCGGACGCAGGGGGTGACCGAGGTGACGGTGGCCGGCCTCGCCGCCGCCTACGCCGAGGCGTTCGACCTGCCGGTCAACCGGGCGTCCATGAATGTCTCGTCCATCATCGTGGACCAGATGAAGCGCGCGACCACGCCCGACTGGCCGGCCATGCGCCGGGTGGGGAAGGGAATCTATGCGTTCCTTGGGTAGCGTGCTGGGCTGGGCGTTCCTGCTGCTGGCTCTGGGACCCGCCTTCGTCTTCAACGTCGCCGGGGTGCTGCTGTTGGTCTGGTTGGTCGTCTCGGCGCCCTGGTTCTGGGCGGCCGCCGGAATCTACGCCGCGCTCTGCTTCGCGCGCTGGGTGGTCACCGCCCCATGATCGCCGCCCACCGCGCCGCCCGCTGCTCCGGCGTCTCCCCCGGCAGCTGGCCGGGGAGCGTGGGGGCGGCCGCTGCGGTCGGGGCGGCCGCTGCGGTCGGGGCACCAGCTGCTGGGATGGCCCAATCTAAATACCGGTCGTTCGAGTAGACCGACCGGGCGTACCCCGGCCTCCCCTGGTCCTTCAGGTCGATCGCCCCCATGCCCTGGAGCGGCTGCTCGCCCTGCGGCGCCGCGCTGAGCGGCCCGGAGTAGCGGACGCTGTTCATGGTGGCGCGCAGGTTGTCCCCGACCGGCGGTGTCAGCGGGACGGAGACGTTGGGATTCTCCGTCGCCCGGGGCACCCGGGCCAGCAGCCGGTTGACGGCGGCGTCCGCCAACTCGTTGACGTTCGGGACCGCCTTGCGGAAGTTGGCGACGTCGAAGCTGCCGGGGCTGAACTCGAAGTCGGTGCGGCCCGAGGCGAGGGAGTTCGCCAACCCGCCCAGGTCCGCGATGTACTCCGGGGCGCGGGTGGCCTGCCCGAGGGTGATCGCTTCCTCCCGGCCGGCCTCGCCGGCCCGGTAGGCCAGTTCGTCCCGGCTGCGGTTGGCATTCTCGACCCGGGTGCGCTCGGCGGTCTGGCGGTCGAGGTTCGCTTGCTCCTGGACCCGGCGCTCCTCCTCGGCGGCGCGCTTGTACCCGGCGAGCGGCGCCTCGACGTTGACCTTCATCCAGGCGTCGAACTGCGCCTCGGCCTGCTCGGGGCTGATCTGCCCCTCCTGCTGCAGCTTGGTCAGGCGCTCCAGTTCCTGGCGGGCGAGGGCCTGCCGGCGCTGCGCCTCCTGGGAGTACTGCGCGCTGGCGTTGGCGAACTTGGGGTCGGCGGCGCGCTCGGCGTTCTCGACGGTCGCCCGCTCCAGGCGGTCGGCAAGGGCGCGCCCCTCGGGCGTCTTGGTGTCGAGGGTGAACAGCACCTTCCCGCCGGCGGGGTCGTAGCCGATGATCCGCCCGTTGTCGGTGACCGTCTTCGCCGCGGCGTCGAACAGCCGCTTGCCCGGGGTGCCGTCCGGGTTTTGTAGGTAGACGTTCCCGTCCGGGTCGATGATCGTCTTCGCCGCCGCTTTGGGGCCGGAGATGGCGGTCGACTGTCCGGTCTGCGGATCGACCGTCCAGTACGTCCCTTGCCCGTCCGTGATGATCGAACGGGGGGTACCGGGACCCTGCGGGCCGGACCCGAACCCGGTGTCCGCCTTCGCGCTCCCGGGCTGGTACTTCCAGACCCCGTTGGTGTAAATCTCCTGCCCGACCCCGCGGACGGTGCGCCCCTGCGCGTCCTTCGTCTCGATCGGCACCCACCGCTCGTCGCCGTTCTTGGGTTTGGGGTCTTTGGCGGCCTCGGCCTTCTCCTCGTCCCGGCGCCGGTTCTTCTCGGCGGCGATGCGCGTGTCCTGCGTCGAGATGGCCGCCTGCATCTGGCGCACGGCGGTGTCGGCGGCGTCGTACTCGTCGGTCGCCCGCTGCCGCGCCGAGGTGGTGGTCGCCGCCGCCCGCGCCTTGCCCGCCTCGCCGCGGATGCGGAACAACTCCTGCAGGTCGTTCTCGAACTGCTTGCGCGTGTTCTCGAACCGCTCCAGGTCGTCCTTGGTGTCGGCCCGGTACGGCAGGGTCGGGTCGTACGCGGGACCCGCCGGGGCCGGCTCGGCCGGGGCCTCCGGCGGGGGCACCGTCGCCTGCGGCGCCGCCCCCGGCCCCAGTTCGGTCGTGGACGTCGGGGGCTGCTGCTGCGACCCGGTGAAGTCCTCCGGCGGGGGCGTGTACGGCCGGGCGCCGGCGTTCGGGTCGATCCCCGACCGGCGCAGGATGGCGTTGATCGTGTCCAGGATGCCGGCCATCTATCTCGCCCCCGCACTCCGCAGCAAATCGTCCACCCACGCCCCGGCGGTCTGCGCCGCGCCGGACACGGCTGATCCTACGGCCCCGGCGGCCCGCCCCGCCGTCGCGACCGGGTCCACGAAGTTGCCGGGCCGGTCGAACTTCTCGTAGTCGAGGTGCGCGCCGGTGGTGTTGCCGCTCACCCCCACTTGCTGGAGCGGTTCCCCCTGCGCCACCCGCTGCCCGGGCCGCGTGGCGATGCTGCCGGGCCGGGCGTGGCTCATGCGGTAGTAGTACCCGTTGTCGCCCCGCAGCAGGGTCATCCCGCCCCAGCCGTGGTTGGCGTTGCGGTCGCGCTCGTCGGGCGCGTCGAACACCTCCACGACCGTGCCGCTGACCGGCGCCACGACCTGGGCGCCGTACTGCGCGGTCAGGTCGGCGCCCACGTTCCGGCTCGGCAGGGCGACGGTCGCCCCGGCGCTGCGGGCCTGATTCCCGCCGAACGGGTTGTTCACCGCACCCCACCGCTGCCCGGCGACCGGCCAGACCTCGTCCGTCTGCGCCGGCCCGGCGTAACTCTCCCCCCCTCTGGAGGCGCTTGGCACACTACCGGTAGCGCCCGGGCCGGCCACCCGGAGCAGGTCCTCGGCCCACGGCTCGCCCGATCCCGCTGGCGCGGCTTGAACGGCGCCTCTAGAGGGGAGGGGGGTGGGGGGCTGGGAGGACCCCACGGCGGCGAGCAGGTCCTGCGCCCACGGCTCGGCGCCTCCTGACCGATCGGTCACTGGGTTCGTGGCCGGCGCGTTGCCGATCCCCTGCCGGCCGGTGATGCCGACGTTGCGGGCGCCGTACCAGGCGCCCCAGCCTTGCTTCTGGGCGGCGTCCAGGGCGTAGTCCGTGGCGGCGCGCCACGCGCTCGGGTCGCCCGGCTGGTAGCCGGTCTGCGCGGTGAAGCTGTTGCCCATCCCGGCGACGTTCCCGAATTTCTCGTAGCCGGGTCCGCCGTAGTGCAGCTGGAACGGCCAGAAGGACTGGCCCGTCTTGAAGACGCCGGTGCGGTTGGGCACCAGGCCGCCCTCGCTCTGGGCGACCCGGATAGCAATCTCCGGGTCGATGCCGCGCTTGCTCGCCGCCTGCCGGATGTAGCCGGCCACGTCGTCGTCGCCACCAGCCGGCGCCGGCGCAGACGGTCCCCGGTACGCGCCCACGGCGGCGAGCAGGTCCTGCGCCCACGGCTCGGTCACGGCAGCTGCACCTTGTACTGCGCCTCGATGTCTTCCTTGTCGAGCGCGAGGTAGCGGGGGTTCTGCGGCTTGGTCGCGGCCAGGTCGGCCAGCGCCGGGTTCTCCCGCTCCCACCGGTCGAGGGCCGCGTCGCCCCGCTGCTTGGCCGCCGCCTGCGCCGCCTTGGCGGCGGCGATGGCGGCGTTCTGCCGGCGAATCTCGTCGGGGGTCCCGTCGACCCCCTGGTACTTGGGAATCGCGTCCCAGGCCCGCTGCGCCTGCTGCGCCGGGCTGCGGGCGACCTGTTCGCCGGCCTTGATGTCCGCCAACCGGGACGCCTCCCGCAGCGCGCCCTGCAGCAGCGACTTCTTCGTGGCGTCGTCCGCCTCCCGGTAGGCGCCCGTCGCCATCGCGGCGCGCACGGCGCGCCCCGTCTCCGACCCCAGCGCCCGCTGCGCCACCCGGCGCTGCGCCGGGGTCTGCTTCGCCCCCTCGTACTCCTCGGTGCGATTCAGCACGCTGGGCTGCAACTCCAGGCGCGCCAACTCCTGCGCCTCGTCGGTCTGCTCGCTCCCCCGCTCCCCGAAGTACCGGGAGAAGCCGCTGCCGCGGCGCCGCTGGTCCTCGCCCGTCGTCGGGTCGACCCGGGTGGGGGCGAGGAAGCGCAGCCCGGTGCGGGCGGCGACGGTGGACGGGAAGTCCTCCGTCTGCCGCTCGTAGGGGTCGGCGGCGTTGGCGATTCCGGCCAGCGGGGCGACCGGGCGGGAGAGGACGCCGGCCGCCGTCTGCCGCGCCGCGTCCCCGAAGCGCCGCTCGCTGACGGCGCCCAGGAAGTCGGTCAGGTCGGAGAGGTAGGAGTTGTCCAGCGACCAGCCGGCCAGTTCGTTCGCCCGCGCCTCCCAGACGGCGCCCGGGTCGGCGCCCTTCTTCTCGGCCCGGTCGGCGGCGTCCATGACCGAGGCGACCACGCTCGCCTGCATCCCCAGGCTGCCGAAGTACCGGGTGGGCACGCGGCCCACGCCGGGGATGTTGAAGGTGTTCCACTGCTCGCCCTGCGCCTCCCGGCGGCGCCGCTCGTTCGCGTCCTGCGGCGGGTCGCCGGTCAGGTTGTGTTCGTCGTAGAGGTGCTTCATGAGGACCAGCGCGCCGGTGGACGCGGCGAACCGGCCGGCCGCCTCCCGGGCGGCCGCCTTGTCCCCGCGCTTCAGGGCGGCGGCGAATCCGACCAGCTGCTCCGGCGGGGCCAGGACGGTCGCCCGCAGCAGCCGCTCCGGCATCATGATGTACGGTGCCATCGCGGTGACGATCCCGGCGATCGCCTTGTCCCCGGCGTTGGCGTTGGGGTCCTTCAGCGCCTGCTTCATCTCGGTCAGCTTGGTCGCGACGGCCGAGTTGCTCCCGGTGAAGGTGGCGAAGTCGCCGGCCCGGGTCGCGAACCGGTTCGCCTGCGCCGTGCCCAGCCCGCGCCGGCCGGCGACGGCCCGCGCGCCGGCCTCGTTGAGGTCGCGCCAGAACTGGTCGGTGGCGCTGTTCGCCCGCACGCCGGACGTCAGCACGCCGGGCACCAGCCCGCCCCGCGTCGACAGGTCACCCGTGACCGGCGCGCCCAGCGCGCCCTGCGCCGCCTCGGTCGGGCCGCGCCGGGCGTTCTTCCACAGCCGGCTGCTCGCCCCGGGCACCTCGCGCAGCATCGCCAGGAGGTCGGTCGCCGCGTCGATCGGTCGGAGTTCGGCCGCCTGCCCGACCACTCGCTCCAGGGTGCGGGCCATGCCGCCGGTGAAGTTCGCCCCCAGGCTGGAGGGCGCCATGAGGGGGACGCTACCCAGGATCGTCGGGATGTCGGACAGCTTGACCTTGGCGGCGTCCCGGGCCGCCTGCGCGGCGAGGCGGCGCCCCCGCTTGCTGGCAACGGCGCCGCCGATCGCCAGCGTCCCTCCCCTCTGGAGGCGCTCCTCCAGGGTCGGCTCCTCGCCGTCCTCCTCCTCGGGGGTGTAGGCGAAGCCGGCGACCCCACCCAGGCCGCCCTGCGCGGCCTCCTGGCCTAGCCCCCGCCCGGCGCCCGGCGCGCCAGCGGCGCCGGCGGCAGCGCGTCCGCCGGAATCGGCGGCAGATTCCCCGGCCCCAGCGTAGGGGACGGGGGGAGGGTAGGTTCCGAAGGGGGCGTCGGCTTGCCCCACTCCCCCTTGTTCCAAGCTTCCCAGTCCCGGTCCGCCCGGTCCAGCATCGCCCGCTGGTCCCGGCGCAGCTGCGCCCGGACCTCCTCGACCGAGACGCCCCGCTCCTCGGCCTCGATCTGCTCCAGGCGCTCCCGCAGTTCTCCCAGGAACAGCCCCCGCTCCCGGTCCCGGCGCTCCTGCGCGGCCGGGCTGTGGTCGACCCCTCTGACGACCGAACTGTATGAGGGCATCCGCTTGCTCCTGTCTCGACGGTGGCGGCGGCACGGCCCCGGCCGGGAGGCCGGGGTAGACCAGGTCGACGTCCTTCTTCGCGACCGAATCGAAGATGGCGTACTGGGACATCCGCTTGCCCAGTTCCTCAGCCTGCTTGCGGCTGTTCAAGCCGATCGAGACGTCGACGTAGGTTATATCTTTGGTACTATCATACCAGAAACCGACCCGCGCGTTCGGAATCAGGCGCAGGGTCGGGGACACCTCGGACATCCACATCGCCAGCCGGTCGGGATGGATGTCCTCCGGCTTACCCGGCAACTCCAACCCCGCGCCCGGGGCGATCGAGACGGCGTAGCGTCCCGGCACCCCGACCTCGCCGGTGTGGGGGTCGAGGGTCAGCCCGTGCTGGCCGTCCGCGACCTGCTTGGCCCACTCCTCCCGGACGCGGGGCACCCGCCGGAGCATCTGCGGGTACGCCTCGACGGCGTCGACCGCGATGGTGGGGGCGCCCTTGCGCCGCTGGCGCTCGTTGAACTCCGCGTAGGCCCGGTGGGCCGTCCAGCGGGGGTCGTAGCCCCCCTGCTCCGGCCGCACCGGCTCCGCGAATTCGTAGGGCCGCCCGTATCCGCCCTCAGCCGGGTGGCTCCCGCCCACCCCGGCGGCGATGATCTTCCGGCGCTGGTCGGGCGTGATCAGCGCCGGCCCCCGGTCGGGGCGCCCGACCTTGCCCCGCTCCATCCGGCCCGACCACGCCGGCCAGTGGGTGGAGGCCAGCAGTTCGTCGTACTCCTCCTGGGTCGCCGGGTGGCTCCCGGAGAGGTAGCCCAACTCGTTCAGGTCCCAGGCGCCCCCGGCCTCGCGCAGCCGCTTCGCCAACTCCTCGCGCGCGGCCTCCGGGTCGAAGCGGCCGACCTTGGTCCCCTGCTCGTTCGCCACGTAGAAGCCGTTGACCACGCCCATCCGGCCGTTGGCGTCGGGCAGGAAGTCCTCCGGCCGGGCGCCCTTGGCCGCCCCCCGGCCCAGCTGGTCCTCCACGAAGATCGAGAAGCCGACGCCCTTGGAGTTGAAGAATTCCTCGGCCTCGCGCAGCTTCTCCGGCACCCGCCAGGGCACCTGACGGTAGGCGCCGATGTTCTTGATTTCGACCACCTGGACGCGGCCGTCCGTGCCCACCACGATGAAGTCCGGGGTGAACACTTTCGGCTCGCCGCCGTGGCGGACGGTCGTCTCCATCACGGATTCGCCCGCGGACTGCGCCCAGTACGCCACGTCCGGGTTCTGGTCCAACTGCTTGGCGAACAGGACCTCGTAGGGGGTGGAGAGCCACCAGGACTTGCCGTTCTTGTCGACGTACTCCCAGGCGTTCTTCTTGCCCGCCGGATTGGGGGGCGCGTTGCGCCCGGCGTTGAACGCCCCCCGCTCGGGGCCGGTGACGAAGGGGCGGACCACGGCGCCGGTGGCCGGGTCCCGCTCGGCCAGGTCCTCGATCGCCTTCTTCAGCAACCCCTTGGTCACCCCGGACGGCTGGCGCACCCCGCCGGCGGCCTCCCCGATCTGGAGGCCGGCGAGTTGTTCCTCGGGCGACCCCAACGCCCGCTGCAGCGCGTCCGCCTCGGAGAGGCCCTCCTCGCCGTAGGCCACCAGCGCCCGGTTCAGCGCGTCCGGGTCGACCCGCCCGCTGCCGATCAGGGCGTTCCAGTCCAGCTGGGGAGCCTCGTTGGTCAGCAGCTTGGCGACGTGGTCGACCTCGGCCGTCTCCCCGCCCTGCCAGGTGTAGATCGCCTCCTCGGCGTCCTTGACCCGCTGCGCCAGCTGGTCCGGGGTCATCCCGGCGCCGGGCGCGCTCGGCCCGGTGGGCGGGCGGAACGCCCGGCGCCCCAGCGCGACCGCGTCCGCCGGACGCCCGCGCAGACCGAGGTTCGGGTCAACACCCGCCCCGCCGTAGAGGCGGGCGATGCGCTCCGCGCCGGCGGTCGCCCA